GGTAATTAGATATCTGGTAGTGGTTAAACCTGAATTGGTGTCATAGGGCCAGGCTATGAGTTGTTCGTCTAGATCAATGCCTCTGCCAAATTTATCCCAGCTGGGGCCCTCAAATCTGGTTACTTCTCGGCGATTTGTACCAGTATAGATGTCTTGCAAAGTTTGCAGTGCAAAGGTAACATGTTCACCCGGATAATCAAAGGTCGCACTATAGGCTATGTTACCTATGCTGGTATAACTAACTGTAGTAAATCCAGTTGTTGTTGCTAGCTGAGTGGTGCTAGTGCCGGTCTGTAGATCTGCTGTACGATCAAAACTAAAACTAGGTGCCAGCAAAAATTCAGTCTGAGTAGGAAATGACACCGTGGTGTCTATGACTATGCTGGTGCCAAAACTGTCTAGGTTATTAGCAGGATTGGTTCGAGCCGAAAATTCATTAAATAAAATTGTGCCAGTTGGATGCAGCTGTTTTAATATGTGATCGGCCCAGGTTTCTCTATCCTGACTGGTTTTTAAAAGGTAACTAAAATCTTGATAATATAGACTGTCCTGCAGTACTTGATTTTGGTCCAGTTGTCCAACAATGTCCTTGTACACACCGTCTCGGGTCAACAACGTGCTCATGCTACTAACCGTAACTACGCTGGTAGTATTGTTATTAAAATCATAGACTATGCCACGTATGGCTTCGCCACTGGTGAAAGTTCCCCGATATGATATGCTGGGTTCTAGTATTAAATCGTATACAGTTGAACCATTTTGTCCAACTACCTGAACAACATCATTGATGACTGCACCTGCTCTGCTGGTTAGTCCGGTCACCCAGACATGTTTTAACTGTTCAGGATTGCCAGAACTAGATTTTACTCTGAGACTTTTTTCTACATACCAGTTGCCTGCACTGGTTTTAAACATCTGTTCACGCGGATAGGCAACTGTTATGTCATCATTAAAAAATGCCTTGAAAAAGAATTTAAAGCTTTTTTCGTTGCCTTTGTTTCTAAAGCATTCTTTAAAGTATTTTACCAGTATGGTAGGATCGGTTGCACTTTCATTGGGTAGATTGGGTACATAGGTATTTAAAAATTGCACGGCTAAACTGCTGGCCGTGGTGTCTATGTCTCGATTTAACTGAATGTTTTGTATGCTGTGCTGCACACCCGAACTGCTGTTGTCCAGGTATTCAAAATACTTGGTCATGAAGATTACATACAGTGGATAGTAATCACTGATGTATTCGGGTATCTGCTGACCCAGTATGTGCGTAAGTTTTCTGTTGATTTCCATTAACTATTTACCGCTACTACGTTGATGGTTATGCCATTGGCTACGTTGCTGACTGTTTCAGCTACGGCATCATCTAAAAGGAAAAATTCATTATAGCCAGGGAATACTGCACTAACCTTGGCTCGTTGCACGCCAGCGTAAACATAAAGTTGATTTACAGTGCCTATGTAACCAGCCAGTGTTAAAGCACTGTTACTGTTTATGGTAACCTTGCCTGTGGCATAGTCTACTGTTCCCAGATTGTCATTAATTACAGCACCAGTATTTAAATTGAAAGTTTTTAGAGTTCCTGTGCCCTCGTAATCTGGTGGGCTTTCATCTGGCACATCACGTATCTGTGTTGGTACTATGACACCCTCGGTGTTAAAATAAAAATGGCTGCTGCGAATTTCAGCTGGATGTAATTTTGCAGGATATTGTAAATTTTGTGCACCAGTAAATCGTACATTGGGCACCAGTGGCAGTCTGCGAACCAGATCATATCCTACACTTACGTTTAGTATGGCATTGTCTATGTCCATGAGCTGTTCTTCTAGTTGACTACTATAGAAGGTTGCATTAAATTTGGCCAGATTGGTGTTCATGAATTCTGTTACCACATCATTGACCAGGGTTTGAATCTGTGCAGCAGTTCTGGCAGTTTGTGCACTGCTGTAACGAACATCTATGTTAAAGTTAAAATAGGTTAAAGTTGGATCTACAAACTCATGTTGTGCAGTTACTACACTGCGGGGTTTTAGTATTTCATCAACAATGTATTCTTTTTCAGCAGCAGTTAAAACATAACCGGTCTTAGGTTTTACACTAATAAAGGTTTTTCCATACTGTGGTGGATCATTGTTTTCTCCGCCCCAGATGTTTACACTTTGAACACCGGGCAGGTAATTGCTAATCAGTGTAGCATAGTCTGTTTTGGTAACCGCGCGGCCCTGAGCAGTATAATTGTTAAGACTGCGGAATCTAATGCTGTCCAGAGTTTCACGTTCGGCACCGCCGGCTGGTTTGCTTATGGTGGTAATGGTTCGGTCATTGGCTGCTTCACCAGCAATGGAATTCACACTCCAGCTTAGCGCAATGTTGTTGCTGACATTGGCAGCATCACCGTCACTGATTAAATAACGAACTTTTACTATGTCGCCCTGGTTGAGTTTTCGGCCCAGTACGTCATCACCAAAATAAATTTCATATAAACCCTGGGTATTTTCCTGCAGATAATACACTGTGCTGGTTGAGTCAACAGCAGTGATGTCCGACACTGGAGTATACACGGCATCAAACTGGCCAACGCCATTGTACTGCACCAGTACCTGCATGGTTTGAATATCTATGTTGGCATTGCTTATTTCATAACGATCAGCTGGACTAGAATTGGCACCAACAGTAAAATATTGTTCAAGAATGCGACCTTGATATACTGTTACATCATTAAAAGTATATGTTCCGCTGACTGGTGTTGTACTATAACTGTCTATGTTGTAGAAATTATAACCTACGCCGTCAATGATTGTGGTAAACAGTGTATAGGGTTCTAGAGTTAGGAAGTTTGGTGCACTGGCTATGTTTGAAATTGCCAGGCTAATCTTGGCTGTTGCACTACGACGGCTCTGGGGCAAATAGTTAATCTGTTTGGCTATGCTAACCACGCTGCTGCGTTTTAAAGCTGTATCCAGGAACATTTCGTTGCTGACCATGTTGGCCAATACAGCATTGTAGTGTGTATTGTAGGCCAGTATGTCTAGTAATACACTAAGATTAGAAGCCTCAAAATCATAGTCTGTAAACTGACTTTGACTTTTCAAATAGTTTTTTAAATTGTCTTTGATGGTATCAAAGTCTAGTTCGGTTACGCGTACATTGTTAGCCATTATCGTACTCTGGTAAAGGTTGTTGTAAACTCAGCTACGTTCTGAGTATTTTTATTTTTATAGATTATGGTGATATAAACCTCGTTGTTGTCGGTGTTGCTGGGACTAATTTCCACACTTAGTACTTCTACGCGGGGTTCGTATCGGGTTATGGCATTATATAAGGTTCGTTCAGCTACGGTTATGGTAAAATCATCAATTTGTTCAAACAGTATGTTGATTAGCTGACAGCCAAAGTCAGGTTCAAAAGGTTTATCATAGTTGCGACTCAGGATCAAATTACGCATTGCACCCCGTATGGCATTGTCGTCGCTTTTACTGGCAACATCCCGGGTTTTAGGGTTGTAGGTAAATGCAGCGTCTAGATCTATGAATTGTCGGGTTGCTCTGGCCATAAGTTTATTTATCTGTTGTATCGATTATTTATCCAATTACAAAGGAGGATTTTCGTAACCTACATAAGTAATTGCCGTAGAAGTGCTTTGTATCTTTATGACAAAGGGATCACCAGTAAATGTACTAAAATCTATTTTTGCTGGTATGGTTAAATCTCTATCCCAGAATAGAGCGATCTGAGTGTTTGAAATAACCTTGACATAATATCTAGGTCGTGCCATTGGTGTCATATCCTGAATCAGTTAATACTACCTGATCACCATCACCATAGCCATGGCCGCCTGGAGCTGTTAATACTGGCACAGATTCTATACCTAACACCTCTTTAAGATCATCCAATGTAAAGTCTTCAACACCAAGATCTGGAAATGCCTGGGTAACTGCCCCCAGAGCAGCCCCAACTACTCCGCCACCACTGGTTGGAATGATTCTACCAACATCAGTAACCCGGGTTGATACTATGTCTCGAATTTTTTCGTTTACTAGATCAGTAACATCCTGGCCACCAATGATCAGAGGATCTGTTATCTGAGGAATTTCTACACCTAGTTTATCCAGAACATCACCCACTGTTGGTAATGTTGGTAGTTTACCAATGCCTAGGCTTTGAGTAATCTCACCAAACGACCCCAGCATTGAACCCGCCATGGACAACATGTCCAAGGCACCTATGGGAGCACCTATGTTAACATTGGGACTGCCCATGGCAATTAAACTGCCACAGTTAATGCTGTCGCCAATGCGAGCCGCTGGACGTCCATTGATATACACGTTGGCCGCACCCGAATCTACTAGACCCGGATGACAACTACTTTTGCAACAGTGTACCATCCAGCCGTCATTCTGTCTATGTGCCCCCAGGCCATTAATTTTAACATTGGTGCTAAAAGTAACCCCCAGCCTTGGCGGCCAACAACCATGTCCGGTGCAAAAACAACCTATGAAAGAAGCAGCTGGCATTATTCTACAGATCCTGGTGGTAAAGGTAAAGGTGTATCAAACAGACTGTTATCACCACCATCTAGAGTTCCTCGTTTAATTAAACCAATTAAAAGATTGCGTTTACGATTCCAATCATTAAATACAAGTTGTGTAAGATTAAAAGTACCTACACTGCTTTGTACTGTTACTACTATGGTTGTGGTAGTACGTCTATCAGCCTCGTAGCTAAATAGTTTGTAATACGAGTCGGGCAGTCTGGTATGACTTTTAACCGAATATTCAGTGGCATCTTCCGTGGATATTCTATACTTCCATTCATCATCATCAAAGATGCCTCTGTGCCAACCACTAATTCTAATAGTTGCACCCTGACCTAAAAATGTGCCAGTAGTCTGATTGGTTGGATTATTATTGCCAACAACTATTAATAATTTACTGGTGTCGGCTACATACACGGTTACTGAGCTAACAGTTACTGTAATGGCCGTTAAAAATATTGCACTTGAATAAAACGTATGAATACTGCTAAAGGGCACATATTCATAGGTCGATGGCAACGTGGTTGGTAATAATACTGCCATGTTATGCCTGAGTCATGTCTACTAGATAGTTGGCTACAACCTCACCGTTTACCGTGGTAACAATTTTGTCTTCGGCTGCAACATCGCGATTGCCTTCTTGTTTATGTATTAAAGTAATCCAGGGCTGACCTGAACCTATGGTGCTGTATTCTAACCGCATCTGATCATAGGGAACATTGTCCTTGGCCCATTGTGCTATGCCAAAATATTCGGATGCTTGAGCTCCTTTAAACTGAACATTAGCTGCCTGTCCTAGATTAAATGGTGTTGCGGTATTAAGTTGTTGTTGTACTGCATCCAGTGCTGTACTGCCTAATTGGTTTGAAATGCCCGAGAACATTTTACTAAGCGGACTGTCTGGATCAGAATCTAATAATTGAGACGCTACAGGTCTGAATGCATCACTGATTTCCATGTTGGGGTATCTATCCCTGAGCGGATCCAGGGTATTTACTGCCAGTGATTTTAAATTAGTAGCAATTTCATCCATGCCCAGATTGCCCTGAGGGCTAAGGAAAGACTGCAGTCCAACTTCTTTGACTCGGCTGGACAAATCACCCACATTAAAATGCTTGCTTAGTTGTGTAACTGCTGGTATGTCAGTCCAGCTGGTAAATTCATTAAACACTGATCTGCTGCCCAGAATTTGGTTAGGTATGCTTTTATCTATGTTGGTGATGTTGCCATTGGTAAAGGATTGTATTAGACTACGGCCCTGATCAATGAGATTGCCAGGTAACAGATCTCCCAGGCTACCACCAGATCCAAATATATTACCAAATCCCGATCCAGTACCTGATGCAACAAAACCAGCTCCACCCAGTAGTGCTGCACCACCACCCAGACTATTTTCACCAGCTGCACTAGGCAACTTGCCCAGGAATCCCAGAATTCCACTACCACCGCCACCACTGCCACCGGAATTACCAAAGATACTGGACAGTCCCTTGCCTATGGCATTTTGTGGGCTGGCTATTTCGTCAGGCAACGGATTCAATCCAGTTTCTTCAAAGGCGCTGGTTGTTGATCCATAGATATCACTTAATACGCCATCATCTAGTAGGGTTGCAGTAGCCGCAAATGGATTGGCTGTGCCAGAATTTAAATTAATGTCGCTGGCATCCATGTCCAGATCACCAAAAACTCTGTGTTGTTCGTCTCCGGTAACTGTATAATTTAAATCTCCACCTACGCTGTTGTTAAAATAATTGCCAGTTTTAATGTTCAGATCCTGCTGAGCTTCTATGTTGATGTTCTGAGCCTTGATGTTAAAGGTTCCGGAAACATTCAGATCAGCATCATTTTTAATGTTTATGGTAGTCTTACCCAGCACCTCTACATCCAGAGCATTTTTAACCAATAAAGTTTTAGCACCATCTACGGTTATGTCGTGATTGCCCATGACATACATTCTGTTGTTGCGATTGTATATCTCATAGTTTTCACCCTTGACCTTGTAGCTGACACTGCCTTCACGATCAATCTCTACATAGGTTCCAGTTCTATGGTAAATATGAATACGTTCAGCATTGGGTGTATCATCTAGCTCAATGACATGACCACTTTCGGTTTCTTTTACATGATTATATGGATACTTGGCATTGAATGCGCTTGCGGGTTCGTCCCAAGTACCTGAGCTGGCGCCATTGGCCGTGGGTATGCCCTTGCTGCGATTGCTATCTTTTTCTTTTAACAGAGTGGTTTGTAAACTGTCATTATTGGTGGCCAACTTGTTGGTATCGGCTCGAGCTGTATAATCACACTTGGGATAAACACTGTTAGGATCATTAAAAGCATCGGGTTGACCTAGCTTAGGATTGTTTAAAGCGCCAGCCCAGTCTGTTATGTTGTCAAAGATGTTTTTATTACTTTTAATGCCGCCACTGGCTGTATTAGTTCCAGCAGGCAACGCTGCGCTGGCATTTATGGCTCTGGCTCCCACTTCCCACCAGGTCGAAGCCTTGGTTCCGTTGCCGTCATGACCATTGACGCCATTTTTTAAATCACGAGCACCTGTCCAGCCCAGCAGATGAGCCGAGCCCAGATAACCAGCAACCTGATCTGCAGACATCTGAGTATCTATGATGCCTTTGCTTCTTAATATGCTATAGTTGCTGGCCGTGACATCATACATGGCCTTTTCTTGTACGTTGTTTTTATTCTGTTTGAATTCTTCCAGACTGAATACGCCATTTTTGCCAGTCCAGTTACGACTATCTGCTAGTTCCTCATTGGTTAGTCTGCGAACCGGCACGGGATTTTTTAAATATCCCGTGGTCTGCAGAGCCTCGGCTCCTAGCTGATACTTACCAACAAATCCAGATCCTGTTGTCTGAGTGGCATAATTTTGTGTGGTGCCCGTACTAGAACTTTCTCTAAAGGCTATGGCATCCATGTAGGCCTGAATCTCTTGCTGATTCAACGAAGGCAGCGTTGAAGATATGCTGTTGGAACTGGTGGCTGTGCTGTCAACGGGTTGTGGATTTTCAGGTAGGGCAACACCATTGGGATTTAGTACTATTCTGTTGCTGACATCACGTTGCGAATTTATAGCATTTGATTCGGCTCTGGCCTGAGCCACACAGGCATTGCTGGTGTTGGGAATACCGCCAATGGTGCCCATGATTATGGGCTGCTGACATTCTGCTCCATCTGCAAAGAATCCCACCACCCAGGTGCCTTCGAGCGGACCCAGCGGAGTATTGCCTTTACCACTGATGGCAGCACTAAGTATGGGCTGCATGGGCATGCTCCAGGGCAAAGCATTGGTGGGCAATTCGTTTTTATTGTCGGTATGATATCCTGTTATGCGCACTCGTACACGACCCAGTTTAAGCGGATCCATGCGATCTTCAACCACACCTACCCACCACCAAAAACCGTCGCGTGCAAATAAATTGTCTATGCTAGTTGTCATGTCGATGTATTCCCATTAAAACTGTCTTTAACTAATTCTAAAACCATGCTGTGTCTTTGCAAATCTACCTTGTGTCTGATGGCTGTGACCAAATAATTACCTGTTAATATTCTATCATAATTAAGTTTATTTTTATCGGTAGCATCCAGCGGCGTGGCTATGGGATAGATAAATTTAACCACACTGCCTACCTCCATGTCGGTTCGACCCGGAACCGTAATTTCAATTTTAAAGTTGTTTAATTCATTCAGGGTGCTGGTTCTGCGAGGAACTATGTCAGCTGCTCGATCTGCTACGTTGTTTCTGTATCCGGTATATAGACCAAAATGCTGCATGGCAATTTTTTGATGCCCAGCAGCTGTTCTCAATGTACCTATGCCTCCGGTGCTAAATGGTGGTACTGGTGTTGGTTCCATGTGATGATACCCACCCCAGTTGTTTACATGGTCATAGTCATAGATTTCATATTTTTTAGTAACCACGTCCAGAGTAAACAATCTGTTGGCCAAGTATCCATTCATGCTGTTCTTTAGTATGTTGATGTTTTCTATGATTTTAAAATCACTTACAGTCTTGTACTGGCGATCTATGTTGCTCACATAAAGTGAATCCTCGGTATTAGCATGACCCAGAGGAGCATAAACATAGGTCTGTGCAACAGTCTTGGCATCGTTATAGCTTTTGTAAATCTGTTCAACATTGGTAAAATAAAAATTTTTATTGCTTTCAAAAAACATGTAACCTGGATTGTTGTAACCAGCTCCTATGGCCTTGCTGGCCAACCAGTTTAAACACTTGAGGGGTCGCCAACCCGGACTGGTAAATTTTACCTGGTTCTGAGTTTCACCTAATATGACCAGTGTACTAAATTTACCTTCGCCAGTACGGCTAACAGCTACATAGTCTTCGAATATTTTTTTAACCACTGCATCAACTTTACCTTCGAAGGTTCTGTAAATAGGACTAAGAGCATCTACTATGATTTCTGGGCTGCAAAAATGCATGATATAGCTTTGTTTGGCTGTATCATTGGTAAAGATTTTATCTGTGATGCTATAAACCTTAAAGGTTTTATAGATGGCAGAGCCTTCCATGCTAGGTGTATAGAATTTAATGCGTAAGTATTCATCACCTATGATGCCATGTCGTTGGGTAAGGTTGGCGTTGTCAATGATTAATAGGTTACCGGCTAGTCCAGTACGAAACATGTCCTCGTAGAGGTTTAATTCGCTAACATAGAGTCTGATATCAATTTCAGCACCAGTTGCTGTAATCAGGGTAACTTCATGTAGGTCTACATCGCCGGCTGCACTAACGCCGATGCTTAAATCAGTCTGAGACATTATTTAATATTCCTATAAAACTTTCAATAAAACGTGGAACATACTGTGGTTTAATTACTCTGATGGTTCTGCGGGTTTCGTTGATGTTTTCTTCATACTCGGTATTGGTTACCCGAATTACACCTGAGCTATAACTAAAGTTATCTATCATGCTGGCATTAACTACTGGAGTTGTTAAAACCAGACCTGAAACTGTTAGGCTGGTATTGCTATTTACTGCAGTAACTGTATAGGCAGTTGTGGTAGTACCAAAACGAACTGCAAATCCCGTAGACAGTACTTCTGTCATAAATTTAGTATTTGTTCCAACAACAGCAATACCACTAACACCTATGCCACTGAAAGAACTACTAGTTATGCCAATGTTTACTGTACCCGTGAAAATTTTATAATATACAGTATCACCAGAACTATTTTCATAATGATGTGTAGCATTGACATTGGCTGCGCCGTATTTGTCTCTGATATAATTAGTCAATGAATTCTGAGTCTGAGCCCATTCAAAACGAGGATCTATGGTTTCGTTGGTAATCAATATGACCCAGTGCAGATTAGGATCACCATAGAGTTTATGAGCCAGGATTTCTGGTGTATCACCATCGGCTAGCTGATATTCATAGTAGGCACTGCTGCCCAGTATGCTGTTGGCATCGGCCTTGACTCTGCGAAAAAAGTCGGTCATGACAAAACTAGTTGCACCGTTGTCCAGACTATAGCTAATCAAAGGAAAATTTTCAAAATACTTGCTCATGTTAGAATCCTTCCTTGTCTATACGTTCTTTGGTCAGACGTTCTAGTTCTCTAAACTCAAGACTTAGATTGATTTCTGTTGGCATACCATCGCCAAAGGTGTTCCAGGCCTGACCACCATAGTCTACACTCATGCGTTCCAGCACACAGGTACTGATTCTGTGTAGATTGGTGTTTTCATAGCCCTGATAATAATAGGCAATGTCAAAGGTGCTGGGATAAACATAGAACAGTTTGCCTGAACTTACTTCAGGGTGCATGTGGAATTTAAATTTCGTAATGATGTTTCTAACAGCCTGAGCTTCGCTAGGACTGCGGGGATAAAATTTATAATCAAAACGGAATGTACGATTTTCTACATTGCGGAAAACCTGTTCTCTGAAAGGATTAGGTGCCAGCCCAGACCCAAACTGCAGTGCATCGCTGAGTGCAAAATCCGCTCCCAGTATGCTGGCTATGCCCTGTGGAAGTTTTGCGGCCTGCAGAGCTAAAATTCTGGTTAGGTCATTGCGGCGTTCACCCTGTAGCTGATCTGAAAAACTACCCTGACTCAGTGCACCTATGAGTGTGCCTAGATCTTTGCCATCATAGTCCACACCGTACTTGACGCTGGGTTTTTCGTTGACTGCCAGCATTATGGCATCACTGATGCGAAATGATCTATCAGGAGTAAACAAACCCAGACTTTCGTTGACCAACTGACCTAGTTCAGCACCACCCCAGCCTCCAAGGCCTAGGGCAACACCAACACCCCCTAGCTGTATGGCTTTGCCAGCTACACTGGTTCTGCCAAAGTTTCTTAGTAATAAATTTGCCAGACTTGCTGCGCCAACTGC